CAGCCTCAAGCTGCGCATTTCTGCGGGTAAGGAAGTAATAATATTCGCTCACAACCTTGGATCCATCAACAAACTCTGTGACATCCCTCTGCGCTTGTTTGTATATACCGATGCTTTCTACTTGTGCCTCGAGTCTATCGGTGTCAACATCCTCTACTACCACAAGATCGCACCTTTTTAGCCAAGTCTTAATTTTTTCGCTGTTCGTCACCATTCGCTATTTCTCCTTTGCGCCCGCAACTGCCGCCGCAGCCTTTAGAATTTTATCTCGTCCGCCTTCCTTCTTCATGCGTTCGAACCAGTAATTGCCTCTCTTAGGTGCGCCTTTAAACTTTGCTGGTCTGTAATACCAGCGTCTAGCATAAGGTGTCCGATACGTTACTTGCCCTGAGCCAATTCTAGTGTGTATAGTTCCTGAACGGACTAAATCGCCTTTGTCGTGTGGAACATATGGGTCGCAAAGTCTTAAAACTTCTTGGTCAACAGCTTTCTGCACACGTCCATTTGGTTCTAACCCTCTTTTACGAAGTATCGCCCCTATTGGCTGCATTACAACTCTTGCATCTTTAATCTGAACACCCATTATGAAGTCACCTTCCAATGCTTGAGCCTGTCTCTGTTGGTGTTATCCGCGAGAGTCTTTGCTGTGATTACATCGGGATAATTGCGCTTTAGGTTCTTTGGCGGATATGCCTCAGACAGCTCAATTTTGACTTCTCCAAGGACAATCATATCAAGGCTATATTCTGTATCAATCGTCCAATAACTCGCCTTATCTGCTAATCTCGCCCAGTCTATGGCTACCTTGTAACCATCACGCATAGGTATTGTAATTGACACCTCGTTAGTCTTTATAACCTTACCGCCACTATCCACGGTGCGGACAATCTTACGGCGCCATTGACAATTAGTTAGCACCGTGCGCTTCCATCTGTCGTGTCCGTTTTCCTTATAATGATTATAAATCGTTATTGTGTCAGTAAAATTCATTACATAAACCCCATTAAACCTGTTCCGGATAGCATCGACCGAACAGTGCCCTCTATACTTTCATTCCATGATTGCTCACTGTCGTAATGTTCTGAGTAACCGTCATTGCTAACAATCTTGATACCCGAGCTACTTGGTTTTGCGTGCAATTCATGGATAACGCGAATTATGGTTGCCTTGACCTGGCTATAACGGAAATCAGACGGATCAACTACATTGTCAATCCGTCTCGTAGTCATTCCTCGGAGCAGCGATTCCGCTTGCAGGCGCATTCTGTTGAATTCAGCCTCGTCGGTGATGTCGTTGTAATGTTCCTGGTAATCGTTAAGCTGCACAATTATCATAACTACTTCTTCTTTCCACCTTTCTTTGGCTCGTCCTCCAGAGCATCTGCCGGTTCTGTATCCGAGGTTTCCTCGGTAACTTCTTCAGCATCTGCCGGTTCTGTAGTTTCCAAAAACTCATCATCAAAGATTTCAAGTCCTACGATTCTACCCATAAAGCACCTCCTTATGCCTTGTGCATTCCTGCGATACCGTTCAGCTTGTTCTCGTAAGCGTCAGCGATACCAACTTCACGGAATGGGAACACCCATCCGTCTGCATCGTGATTATCCTCTGGTGGGATTGCCTTGTTAACTCTGCGCTTCTGGAACTGAATAACGGCGGAAGGCTCAACGATCAGGAAGTCAAGTGCCTTACCTGTAGATGCCTTCTCGAATCCGCCCTTCTCTTCTCCGACCGACTTGCCGTCTTTCTGCTTGATTGCAGTATAGAATCTGCCTGCTGGTACCTTCTGAACCTTGAAGAACTGATCGATGATTTCCTTTGACTTAGTAGTGTCAAGGTCTCTGATTAGTCCGTATACTGTTGGAGATGCGAACAGGATTCTTCCGTCTTCCGGAACCTCGTTGTCGGTCATCTCGTCAAACACCTTGGCAATCGCCTTGATAGCTGATGCGCCATCTGTGATAGTGGTTGCCTTAATGTTCGAGCCTGCCTTCTTGCAGTAAGTTGCAATTCTGAATGCGTCGAGCTCTGGGATTACCTTAGTTCTCTCGAACTCAGATGCGAGCTTACCGAATGCCATTCCTGCTGTGTCGATGTCGTCAACTGCATCAACGAGGAACTTACGTCCTCTGTCGAAGTTGCACTTAACTGTCTCGTTCTTGAACTCAGCGCTACCCATAGTGTATCCAGCGGAACGGTCGTAGTCGCCTAGTCCGTCCATGTCAATTTTAGGGATAATAAGTTCATCTGCATTAGCTCCCTGCTGTGCTAGTTCTGGAGCACCGTCAAGAATTGATGTGCATGATGTTGTCTTGTAAACTTCATCGAGAAGTCTTACAAATACCTTAAATTTTTCGATCTGATTTGCCATTGTTTACTCTTCCTTTCCTGCTGGTTTTAGACCCATAACAGCTCTTGCGGTAGCCTCCGCTGCATCGTCTCCGCCTGTACCGCCTCCAGCGTTACCTGACGAGTCGATTCTTGCTCCGGAAGGTTTTCCGTCATCTGAACTGAACAAGAATGATGTATCGTCCGACTCCTTCAGTGCCTTAATGGCTGCGTCGATGTCGTTTGTTCTGTCCTTGCTCGCCTTTAAGTCGTCAAGTTTAAGTTCAGCTCTGATACTTGCAGTTCTGCGACCGCCTGCCTTGGTGATTGCATCGTCTAGGAGCTTGTCAAACTCTGCGCCCTCTAGCTTGCTCTGCATCTCTTCTAGCTCCTTCTTGTGATCAGTCGCCTTTGTCTCCGCAGCGGTCTTAAGCTCGTCAATTTTCTTTTGTAAAGCTTCTCTGTCACCTGCAGCGTCCTGCAGCGATTTGATACTCTTCGCCTGTTCGTCGAAGTCAGCCTTTACCTTGTCGTACTGTTCCGCCTTTTCTTTTAGCGGATTAACCTCCGCATGGTGTGCGTTTAGTAACTTGGTAATCTGGTCTTCGTCTGTAATGCCTAGCTGTTTGATTGAGTCTCTTGTTAATGCCATTGTGATATTTCCTTTCTTTTAACGTCCGAACAAGTCCTTATGCTCAGACCAACCTCTTTCAGACCTCACCTTTAACGCCGCAGTCCAAGGGCAAAATAAAAAGCACCGCGTCCTTGCGATGCTAATTGACTTATTTTTTATTGTGTTGCGTGCGATTATTTTACAACTTTCTTTTTGCGAAGCGCGTTAACAAGCTCGGGGTCTAGCAAATTCAACTCGTTTTTCAAGTAAGCATTGAAACTTTCAGCAAAATACTCACTTTTACTCGCATTCGCATATCCTGATATTTTAGGCGCATATTCCGACATCCTACTTCCGATTAAATTGTTTGTCTTCGGGTCAAAAAGTGTCCATTGTGCATGATGCCCTAGTTCGTGGGTAAACATACCCTCGACTGTATCCCCCCTAACAAGGCTGCGACCAGCGTTTTTATACACCTCTGCTAAAGATCGTTGCTCTTTTGTTAAACTGTCAAAATTTGACATAACCAAGTTCCAAGCATCTTTTGACTCATTAACATAATTAGTAAACGTCTTTTTATTCCTCAGTATATTTTTATTAATAAAAATACCGTTTTCAACAGGGCTATACGTAAAAACAGCGTTAGTGTCTCCTTTAAACGCTTTTTTACCCAACGAAGACGTTGGCGAAATTGCTTTTATCCCGGATATTTTGTCTAACTCTATCTTGCTATAAACTTCAGTTAAAGCCTTATTGATAGCGTTAGCGTTCTCAATGTCAATGCCCGAATAGAAGACCTCACCTTTGAAGGTTCGCGAAAAAAATCCGTCATTGCAAAACTGTCTTGCATACTCCTGTGCTTCATCAAGAGTTTTAGAGGGTTCGAACAAAACTTTGTTGTTTTTTACAGGCATTCTCGCCTTAAACTTCGTAGTTGTAAAACCATCAATCTGTTTTATGTACTCGAAATCCCTCTTGTATCCCTTCACATATATCCGCTCAAGGTTCTGCTTTAATCCAGCTTTGCCGCAAAATCTTGCGTACCTCTGTTCTTTTGCTTTGATAGCCGCCAGTCTCGTGGTATCTCCGCCTATATACTGCCGCTTTAACTCTCGCAGTTCTCTCTCGAGTCTCCTCTGTACCTGTGATGCTTGGTAATACGTATAGGTTCGTTCATCAACCGTTACAGGGTCTGGATCTTTTACGATTGGATTCGGTTCAGATATACCCTCGATAAATGGATAAAAGGTATGTCTGCAGTTATACCCACACAAGCCTGTTGGATCATCAGGGTAACCCGTAACGTCTGACAGCTTCTCTATCTTGTAACCGAGTCGTTTCTCTTCCTCTGGGTGAGCCTTACCGCTTATGCTGTACACCTTGCCCTGCCAGTCAACGTGACTGGCACACCCTATGCCCTCACGAGCCCCTGCGTGTGAGGATACCTCTACAAGGTCGGTGCCGAGCTCATTGGCATTACTCATTGATATTTCCGCAGCCATTTGACCAAGTGTAGTCCTAACCGCAAGTGCAGCGGCTACATCAATACCTCTTGAGATACCAGAACCGAAGTCAACGTGTCTAATTCCGCTCTTCTCGAGGTCTGACACGACTTTTTCGACTGCTTGACCACTGGAGAAACCACCCGAGGCTACGTTTATTACCATGCTATCCATTGCGTAACTAAACGCTCTGTCTTCCCGAATAGGCGCCCCGATAAATTTAAACCCAGTAGAGTGCGTAAGGTTCTTCAGTTCGTGAGCTAACCTCTTTGTTGCGGTTCGGTTTATCTCCGCCAGTTCAGAGCTGTATCGGAGGTGTCTGCCTCTCGACTTCCAGAAAGCTAAATCGTCGCTAAAAGCCATTGTTCCGGCTCGACCGACTATATCGTCACCGTGAGCTTTTGCGTCCGCTACAAGCTGTTTTATGCGCTCTCTGACAGCCCTCTTGTGTTCGAGTGTATTCTTCGCAATCATAGCTTGGTACTCTTTGTCAGCCTTGAGCTCACGCATGACCTTGTTGCGAATCTCCATTGGCTTATATCCCATAGCCTCGAGAGCCTTTGCCTGTAGCTCTGCAGTCTCTGTCCAGCGCTTCTCCTTGCGGACTCTGCGAGCTATGTCTTGTATTATGTCCTGCTCGAGTTCCTGGAACAGCGGCACCATCTCCGCAGATAACTGCTCCTTCTGCCTATCGGATAACATATCGATTTACTCCTCTATAGGTTCAGTTGGATCTGCTTCAGCTCCACCCCCGTTGTACCACTCGTTCGCCTCTTCCTCGGATAGGTTGTACTTTTCCTGGAGGTAATAAGTTACGAGTTTAGGCAGCCCGAACGTCTGCGCATCTTGTCTCATTGCTTCGAGCTCGCTCTGCCTATCGATGATGTAACTATCGTCATACTCAATATTGATATCAACATTGAGGTCATAGCTTGTGCTGCTAGTAGCATTCGAGAACCATAGCAACGCCTTGATTATATCCTCTATGTAGTCGGTCAACTTCTGCCGCTGCTTGTTGAGCTCTTGCATTGAGTCTTGTTTAGTCCCGATATACTCTGTTGCTGTCTTTATCTGACCGTTTTCAAAACTGTACTTCCTCGAACCATAGCCGAATTTAAGCGATAGTAGTGAGAGCACCAGTTCAAATGTCTTGGTAATATCATCAATTCGAATCTCGGGGTTTACTTCCTGAATAAGAGTCTTCTGCTCCGGTAGCGCCTTACCTACCGACACGAAAGTCTTTTTGTGCTGCTTATTCGGAGTAACAGGTTCACCGTTTTTATTAAAATCGCACAGAGCCTCGTTGTACAGAATCATCTTGTCGGCTTTGTCAAGGTCACCAAAAAGGACGTTGAATATCAAGTCAACGCCTTTTAGCTCGGGAATAGCACCGTATATCTTAGGCAGCCCATAACCTTGCATATCCTTAAGGTTATTGACCGCTGCAGTAGTTAGTACCGCGAACGGCTTAACCTCTCCCAGCACAATATCAACGTGACGCTCACGTATCTCGTTTCCTTGTTCATCTAACACCGAAGTAGTCGACTTATATGCGCCGTCCTCTAGTGTAAACATCACTATTGTTGTTCGAGCCTTGTTATTCTCGACATCTTCCGATGCGAACGCGCACTCGGTAATCGTACCCTTTTCGACCTTTAGCGGGAATATCCCATTCGGCTTAACATACACCAGCTCTATCTTACCGCCGCGAAGTTCCTGTGATTCAAGTACATCCGCTCCGACTACTCTTGCATACGTAGCAACAGTTCCCTCGGCGGCGATTAACTCCAGTTGTTCCCTGATGTTGTCTTGGAATTTTTCGGCATCCAGTAGAGCCGAGACGTACTTATCTGCAGAAGTATCTTCGAGCCTTACCTCGACTATCTCACACAGATTCGCGTCGTCTTCACATGCTCTCTTCGCAAATCCGCTACGTGCCATCTCATAATCAACGTTGTTAACTGTGCTACGCTTGTGGAAATCGTCGATTAGTTCCACACGATACCACATGTCACATGTATCGATTATTTCAAGGGCTTTGCTGTTAACCTTGTAGCCTTTTTTATTCAAGTAACTAATTATGTGTGTTCTCACTTCGTCCTCCTATCGGATGGAAATAATTTATGAAGTAACTCCACGAGTAGAAGTCTGCATCGTACGTATCAACATCTGTTGAAAAGTCGTCGAGCAACTTCTCATCTTTGCTCTTACTGTCGTATACCATTTCACTAATCGAATTTGCGATTGGTTCGCAGAATTCTTTGACCCAGAGTAGGCGACCGGTGTTGATTACAGCGTTATAGGCAAGCACCCTGTCACCGAACTCCGTCTTGCGGCATCCTGCCACATTTATTCCAAGGCGATTAGCGGTACTATACATTGCTAGCCCATTTAATATAAGCTGCTCCGCATTATCAACAAAAGCGACCATAATCGGAATGCCAGGATATAGTGCCCTGACCTCTCTGACAAACTCTCCGAAGGTGCTGTATATCTTCTCCGGATCAACCGTGCCCTTACTGTGCTTAATTCGCTTGTAGTATAGGCGTATCTGCTTGTCAAACTTTCGGGTGAATCCTGTAGCAACAAACGGTGTATGAGACTTCGTTCCGCCTATATCTATGCCGATGTATATCTGCACAATCTTGTGTGCGTTTTGCCTCTCTCCTGCATCATTCACCGGCATAAGCTCGTCATAGCCTATTGCGTATTTATTCGCGTCATCTGCAAACTGCGGATGTACAAGACCTTCAGCTCCGACCCATAACCCTTTAATAAAGCGCTTAAAAAAGACCCCAACGAATTGGCGTCTGTATCGTTCCCTTATTGCCTCCGACAACGACAGATTGTCGTCCATAGTGAAGTGTATGTATATAAGCTCCTTGTCGTCCGCCTTATCTATCCAATTGACCTTGAACCAGTGTCTTGGCTTATCGGGGTTACAGTTAAACCACCATTTAGAACCCTCTACCGAGCAACGAGCAGTAGCCTGATTAACGAAGCTCTCCGGCATGAGTGCGACCTCATCGAAGAAGAACCCAGCAAGTGTAATACCCTGCACAAGGTCCTGCGAACGTTCATCCTTACCGCCGAAGATGTAATAATAATTCGTTACACCGTTGCGACTTACTTCAAGTAGGTTGTCGGCTCTATGATCCTTGAACCTATAGCCTCTAGCAAAGAGCATCAACTTAAGTGGCTTTAGGACGTTTCGACGGAATGCACCGATAGTCTTACCAGCCATACCGAAGTTCTCGCCGCTAAACGTCTCCATTGACCACATGACGTAAGATAGCGCCATTGATACAGTCTTACCGGAACGGATAGCACCGTCTGCAATAATTCCGTTCTTGCCTTGTACGGGCGACTCTGGCAGCCACCACGTTAGAACCCGCTTTTGCTTCTTGCTAAACGGTTTAAACTTAAAAACCTGTGCTAATCTTCCCATACGTCGGTAACCTCATCCTTGAGAGCCTCGATAAATCCATCATCTTGGAATGTCTCTGCCGCGTCTTCGCCTTTTGCCTTCGCTGTCTGTGCCTTAATTAGCTCTATGCGTGATTTCTGCTCCTCCGTTGCCATATCCCGGTCGCGGTGCAGCATTTCATCATACTGCTTGATTAAGCTACGCAATTCTCCTTGAGCCCTTGCTTGTGCCTTGAGGAAGTTATTCTGCTTGTCCCATGCCTGTTGTACTTCCCATTTTTCACCATAAACGGTGCCGTCTCTCTCCTCAACTCTCTCAACCGTCTTGTCGTCTTTATCCTTTACGTATGCAATTCGCTGCGCTCTGATAATGGCAGCATAAGCAATCTGTATCTGATGCCATAAAAGGTCGAGCGGATTAGCCTTTTCAACGGCCTGTACTATGTCGAGTGTTTCTTCCGGAAGATACTTTGAAAAGAATCCGTACTTCTCGGCGTTCTTGTTGCCCGGCGGACCCGTAGCGTTCTTGTTACCTAGTTGAGCTATAGCATTTTTGTGTGCACCCTTTTTCTTTTTTTGTGTGCACCCTTTACGATTCCAGTTATATCTCTTCTTCCACGACTTAACTGTATTGAGGCTGACTCCATACTTATCGGCAATATCTTTATACTTCATGCCAGACATATAATCCTGTTCGGCTAACCTGTGTTTATCATCTGCCAACGCCTCTCTACACTCCTTTCGTCGTTTTGTAAGTATTAAAAAAGAGCCCCAAAGGACTCTTTGCTTATTTTATCTTAAACACAATAGGTTTTTTTCTTTTATGAAATTTTAACTTTACTAGGTCTCCTTCTTGTGGTGGAACCTCACAAGAAATAACGAGTGTTTTTGCTGAAAATGCTTCTATTTTGATCACATCCAATGACGATGCTCGTCTTGCCTTAAATGCCTTATCTCCTCGAATCAGTTGAATTCGCTCTATAAAAACATCAACACCTTTTGAGTTAAAAACATTAACAAGAACACCGTTGTTAACCTTTTTCTCTGCACGCAGAAGTTCTTCCTCAGAGTAAAAATTTGTATCTTTAACGTGATAAGCCTCTATTTTTCCTATTCTTTTCCACAAAGCTGCTAACGCAAAACCAAATGCTACACCTAAAACATTTGACGTCGTTACAAAATGCCAAAATTGAACTAAAAACCACTTCATACAAGCCTCCTAAAATCAACGTGTAACAAGTGTATCACAAAAGAAAACCCGATACCAAATGGCACCGGGCAACACCTTATTAAGTTGACTTTATAAATGGATTTGTTCAAGCAGTGCCGTAGGGTCTATTCTCCCCCTCTCCAGCTTTGCTTGAGTATATCATAAATCAAAGATGTGGGTCTCTTCAAGTCCTCTTTAGTCTCTTTTTTGGAGAACACGTATAATATCTCTATGTTTTTTAAAAACCCACGACCTAGCCCAATGCAATGAATCAATAGATTCTTCCCACTCTAACCCCCGTACATATCTTGCATATACGATATCTCTCTCCAGTGGGTCGCTTAACGTATCAGCAAACAACGCAGCTTTATATACAAGCTCTGCTAGCTCATCTATATCTCGCTCGACTTCTGCCTGTAGGTCAACCGCCATACTCAGGCAATCACTAGCTGAGTCGTTCACGCTTGATTGTACACGCTCCTTGTACTTAATTGCTCCACCTGTAGCTCTCGTCTCGTACAGTTCAATACGCTGCATCTTGCGCTTAATGTGCTTACGTAGTTTTGGAATACGCAGCAGCTCCTCTTTAGTTATCGCATTCATGACTCTGCTCCTTGGCAATCCTTCTAAGTTGCCTAGCGACTTTATAATCCTTGTAAAGCTCCACAACTCTATCAGCGCACATAAGATGCTTTAACTGATAGGTCATATTTTCTACGTCTGCTATCTCCTCAATAATCGCCTCGTCATTCATCGAATCAATTGCCTCTATAAGTTCGCCTAGCTCCTCCTTACACTTCCCTAGCTGATGCTTTAGCCCGTAGTGGTCGGCGATATTCGTTAAATCATTTATTCTCATTCTGCTCCTCCTAATAATTCACATACAGCGTTTCAGTTCTCTGCCTCGAACACTCGGCTGTGGTTGACTTATGCTTTTTTCGCCAGCCTATCAATTCTGTGTTATACAGCTCGTTTTCGTACGCGGAAATCATGATTTTGCAATCACTCTCTTTGACAATTTGCAACAGCTCCGCATGCTGTTCATCTGTCATTTCGTGGTTGTAAAGGTACTTCTTCCTTGTATCCTGCAAATACGGTGGATCGATGTAGATAAATGTGTCTTTGCCACATAGGTCTTTGATTAGTTCAAGTGCATCCTTGTGCTCTATCTGTGCATTTTTTAATCTTTCGGCCGCAAGTTGTATCGTGTCTGGTAGTTTTGCCCATGCTTTGGCGGGGTTGGGGCTTTTTGCTCCTATGCCTCTCCTGTATCCGTTTTTGTACTTGTTTCCACATCCGAATCCCTGCCAGCATTTCACCGCAAATCTTCTTGCGCGTTCTAGGTCTGATACGGATTCGTCCATATATGCGGTCGAGTATTCCGTACGAGAATATGGTGTTGCATCTATTAATTTACAGAGTTCTTCAGGATTTTCCCTCACAATTCTAAAAAGGTTATATATATCATCATCTATGTCGTTCAGAATCTCGTTATATGCAGGTTCTTTGTTTAGAAACACCGAGCCACTTCCTAGAAATGGCTCGCAATACACCTTGTGTGGTGGTATGTGTCTTACTATCCACGGAGCTATTCGGTTTTTTGCTCCTGGATATTTAAGTAATGCCTTCATTCTGTGCCTCCTCTAACTCTTCAACCCTAATGTAAATTCCTGGAATCTTCGCCCAGAACTTTTCACAAATAAGACTTGCTATCTGAGCATCATCTTTCCAAAATCCCACATAGGTCATACAGTCTTGTAATAGTTTTTGAGCATTATCTAGGTCTGGCTTAGTATCTTTGTACTGCCCATCACACTTAGTCTGCCTAATCGGAAAACACCACTTGACCACAAGCCTAATAGGTCTAGTTATTTTCCGTTCTGGTACATGGTGTATTAAATGCCCTATCAATTTACCCCTAGCGGTCTTTAGTGCATCGGGTTCGTAAAATATGGGCTTACCTTTTACAACCATAACTTTCTTTTCCTGATGAGTCACACTAGGCGGAATCATCGGCATAAAAAATTCAATCATCTTTTCGACTCCTCCCTCTCGCGCGGTGCATGTATCACTATCCCTATGTGTGGGCGGGGCGGCAGCATTATCCGCCCCACCACATAGGGGTATGTACATGCTTGCATGGGGGCATGACAATACCTATACGTAAGTATAGGGGTCTGTACCCATGCGGTTGACTATAATTTTATGGTCTGCCGTACCCATACGGCGAACTATAAACTTTATAGTCTGACATATGGGTGCAACCAACTATGTTTTAATGGTCTGCCGTACCCCTTAAACATCTTTTCTTTTCACATACCGTTGTCCATCTTCTCCTGTATAAGTCTCAAATCTTTCCTTGTATTCTGGTCTAGATTTTTTACTATTACCGAGCCAAATTCCAATCTGTCTATGTGAAGATAACCCTAATGCATTTGCCAATTCAGACATGAGAACCTCACCATCTAGTTCAAGATTAGCGAATTCAATTTCGAATTCATTTAGCTTATTTTCCTTTGACTGTTTAGCATTTTTCTTACGATTCTCAACGGCCTTTTTCCATGCTGGCTTATCATCACCAAGCTCAATATCTGCGAGTATTCCTGCATCATCAATCTCATGTTTTGGATATTTAAACCACATATCTACAGGCTTAAACTTGGCAAATTCTCTTAATGTACCACTGATTCTCCAAGCGCTAAGTGTGCGAATTCTTTCCTCCGCAGTGTTACACTCTATAGAACACTTTGTAAGTGTAGACTTAGTTAGCGCCCTATTAGCGTGCTCACTCATCTGAGGTAAACTCATAGTGTCATCTATGCCTACACGCTCCTCGTAATAGCCAGGATTATGCTTTTTAATTGCATTTTCATAGACTTTACACTTAGCCTGATTAAGCTGCATTGAGTATATTTCATCTGTTAATTCAAGCTCTATTAAGTCTATAAGAGCATCTGGGTCCCTAGCGAATACTCCACTTCCGGAAGCTCTATCTAGGCTCTTCTTACCGCCCTGGGCACCCTTAGAGTGGTGGTGACAATAAATAACACTGCACCCTAACTCAGTAGCCACTTTATCGAATTGATTAGTGAAATGAGCCATCTGATCTGCACTGTTTTCGTCGCCTGTAAGCACTTTATATATAGGGTCAATAATAACTGCTATATAGTCCTTTTTAATCGCTCTACGGATTAATTTAGGGGCTAATTTATCCATCGGTACAGTCTTCCCTCGGAGGTTCCAAATATCAATATTATTGATGTTTTCAGGGGCTATGTTTAATGCCTCATATACATCTTTGAATCTGTGTAAACAAGAAGCTCTATCAAGTTCTAGATTTACATATAGAACCCTGCCTTGTGTACACTGCCAGTTTAGCCACTTGTTACCCTCTGCTATCGCTATACACATCTCTATTAGGGCGAATGACTTACCTGCTTTAGATGGTCCTGCAATAAGCATCTTATGGCCTTGCCTAAGTACTCCATGTATTAACTCTGGCGCTAGCTCTGGCATGTCATCCCAATAAGCCTCGAGCCCCTCTGGGTCCGGGAGGTCGTCGTTAATATCCTCTATAAACTGATACCACTCTTCATATGATGACTTACCTATATTTGTATCAATTAGGAACTGCTTACGACCATTCCTTATCACTCCAGGCATTCTTGACAATCTACTAGGATTCTTATTCTGAGTATCAATCTCTAGCCCGTTCTTTTTACAAATAGAGTAGATATAATCAACTCTTTTGCGATATTCGGTGTAATCCCTAGCATCTATCCTTACAACCGCATGTAGCGACTTTTTACCACTATATACGAGAGTTGCAATCGGAAGCTCGAGCTCTCGAATGAGTGCATTTTGTTTATCTAGATCCATTGAATCGGATTCTACCAATGCATATCTGTAATCAGTTACGTTGTCATTTTTAACGCCTTTACCATCAAGCGGATTAAATCTAATCCAAGCTCCCGCTTCCTCTTTGTAGTCACCAAGAACCGCCCCTATATCACCATCGCACTTAGATAACTGTTCTATGAGCTGTCCTGCGGTTCTGTCATAGTTACCTTTAGATGGCATATATTTACCATCCTTCTCCCATACCTCAGTTACATAACCAACATTTTCAGTACTATCAAATAATATTTCCAAATACTTAATGAGATCATTAACAGGATTCCAGATGTCAGGTTCTTTTATTTCGATACCTTCCACCCACTCCTTTTCTACAATCTGATAATCTTTATCTATCTCATCATCCCAATTTAGCTCATGGGATGTTTTTTCAGGCTTCCATCCTGCATCTACGGCAAGCTGGTATATAGTTCCGCCAGTTACAGGTGAAGATGTGCCGGTGAAAGTGTTCCACTTTCTATAACATTCACCAGGCTTATATCTTCTATCTGCTTTGCTCCAATCGTCCCATACATCCGCAGAAAAGCCTTCATGTTTTAGAGCCATTCCCACGTTTATCCATTCCTGATAATCAAGAGAGGATGGCTGTATGTAATTTAATAATTCTAAAAAGTTGTTATATTCCATCTTTTTCTCCTAAAATTGTTAAATCATCATTATCACCTACCACCTTTTCTGCTATACTTAGATATACAGTATAGGTGCTATTATTTAGCTCTGAGACATACTTACCCAAGAATTTATATGCATCTGATTTCCGCTTATAAATTCTCAGTATATGTCTTGGAGCTATTTCTTTCGCTGAATTGCAAACAATATAAAGTTTCTCTTTTTCTTTATCCATAGCCTTATCTCTCTCCACTAATTAGGGACATATGTTTTAGGGTCTATATTTCTTGGCACTCTCCAGCCACCAGCAGCAATCCTATCTATAAGATGTCTTGCACTTTCAAACTGCCATGTGCCTACATGCTGGAAACCTTTACTCTCTAGGAATCGTATTTGTTTAGGAGTTGTTAATCCCTCTTCTCTTCGTTTGTCTAGTCTGTCTAAAAGCTTTGATGCTTTACCTGCATTGCCTATTTCATCAGGCAAAATGCCTAACTTTTCTAGTGCCTTTACTTGTTTTTGAGAAGGCGGAGCCATTTCCCAACCAAACGAAGGCACATAATTTGATAAATCTTCAGCCTGTATACTCATCTCAAATTGCAGTGGATCTACTAGCTTTCTTTTTCGTTTCCTCATTTCAGCAAGCTGTTGTGCAAGTGCTTCTTCTCGTTGAGTAACGACATCTGATGCAGCTTTTTCTTCTGCCTCTTGAATGTCCATCTCTATACCTGCAAGGCCCTCCATGTTTTCAGTCATCTTCTTTGCTACTTCCTCATTTTCACAAATAAGGCTAGCTGGATGACATAATTCGTGGCGTTCTGTGTGCCATAGAAAATCCAGTAGTAAAAGCTCTTCTTTTCCCTCTGATAGCCTTGTTCCGCGTCCAACCATCTGTGAATATAGGCTACGTATTTTTGTTGGTCTGAGGACAACTATGCAGTCAACAGAGGGTTCATCCCAGCCCTCCGTGAGCAGCATTGAATTGCATAGTACATTGTATTTATTTTGGCTAAAGTCATCTAAAATCTCCGCCCTATCTTTGCTATCTCCATTCACTTCTGCTGCCTTAAATCCTTTAGAGTTTAGAATATCCCTGAACTTCTGCGAGGTCTTAACTAGTGGCAGAAATACAACGGTTTTCCTGTCACTGCAGTACTTAATCATTTCGTCTGCAATCTGTTCAAGGTATGGATCTAGCGCCGTACCTATCTCACTTGCCTTAAAATCACCTGATTGCATAGATACGCTGCTTAAATCTAATTGAATAGGTATAGTTAAAGCCTTAATTGGACTTAGATATCCACTCTTTATAGCTTTAGGTAGAGTATACTCATATGCCAGGCTTTCAAAATATGAGCCTAAATTACGCATATCCCCTCTATCTGGTGTAGCGGTAACCCCAAGTACTTTTGCATTATCAAAATGCGTTAAAACTCTCTGATAGCTCTCCGATATACAGTGATGTGCTTCATCAACCACTATTGTGTCAAAATAATCAGTGTCAAAGTTTGCTAACCTCTTAGGTCTCTGCAGTGTCTGGACAGAACCAACCACAACACGATTCCAACTGTCTAAGCAACTTTCACTCGCCTTCTCGGTGCTTGTAGTAAGACCCGTAGCCTTCTTTAGCTTATCTGCAGCTTGATCTAGTAATTCGGATCTATGGGCTAGGACGAGAACTCTCTCGCCTAGCCTTACACGATCCTCAATAACCTTAGAGAAAACAATTGTCTTGCCACAGCCTGTAGGAAGTACCAATAGAGTTTTCTTATTTCCACTATCCCACTCTGAATTTATGGCGGCTCTAGCTTCTTCTTGGTAATCTCTTAATTTCATTGTCTTTTACCAAGCGAAAGCTTCCGGATCCATGACTTCCTGAAAACCTGCATTTTTTGATGTGTTAAGAACTTTAGTATTATCAACATCTTCTTTGTAAATCATGCGCTTAACATCATTAAACTTATTACCGTTATACTCACGCTGACCTACCTTGCACACCCCCTGCTTACCTATGATTGCGTTCCAATCCATTTTCAAAGGCTGTCCCTTTTGCTTTAAACCAATAGCTCCAAAGAATGCTGAAAGTAATCCCTCTGTTGAGCTATGTAAGAATAAATTGTGCTTGAGCCTAACATCACCATCTGCTGTACTAATCACGATATTGATTATTGCCTTGTTGCAAGGTGGCAACTTACCACCAGCTGAAGGTGTATGTCTTGCCCTTTCAAAACTCTCTACAGTGAAGTAATAATCTCCTTCAGGTAGTAGTAAAAATTCGCTATCCTGGGCAATCTCGTCATTCCAATCAAACTCTCTTGCGTAATTGTTTTCCATTTCTTTTTTCTCCTTTTAATTAATTGTTTACAGTTTCAATAACTTTATTCCAGTGTGCACTGAGCATATTCCAGTATTCAGTCGGTATGTTCTGGATAGGCATATCTTTTGGAAAATGCCCCGCTGTTGACCAGAACTCACTAAGCTGTTCAACTGATACATTGTCCGACTTCATCAGATCCTGGACACTTTTAGGGATGCTTGGTGGCATCTCATAAACCTTATTATTGTTATCATCCGTCTTTTGTGGTTCTGCTTCTGATTCTGCCTTTTGCTCACCAGCTACTTCTGTTGATTGTGGTATTGAGTCATCAACAGCCCCACCTCCTGGTGTCCATGTAGGAGCAGCACTTTCTGGTGTTACTGACTGCGTTGCTTTATTAAATATATGAGCAATATTCTTGTAATCCATAGGCATCTCGAATGGCAGCCCATGACGATTTTTAGCATCCCATGATGGATGATGCTCTGCATACATTACTCGTTCTCCACCCTGCGCCTTATGTTTCTTGCCTTTGTCATCAGTAGCGAATACATGTGTCTTGTAATTGCAGAATAAAACTATATCCGCCCATTCTTTTACAAGAGCTGCAGTTTTAGCAGTGGTCTTGTTTCCTAGCTTTAGTTCGTATCGGTCATAAGCTCCCATCTCATCAGGTTGTTCAAACTTGCGGATAATAGCATGTGCCGTTAGTACAACGTTGATTCCCATCTCAACAAGATCTGAAAGTAAATTTAAAAATCTTCCTATTTCAGTCTCAAGCTTTACAAATCCATCCCCATATCCAAACTGAGTAATATCTGTCTTATTGTGAGCTTGACATATCTGCTCGATAATTAATTTCTCCATCCAATCAGCTGTATCAATGATTAGCGTGTCACAAACCTCTTTATTAGCTTTTATGAAGTTAACTTCGTTAACGAGCATTGAGAGGCTTGTTGGCTTATCTAGCCTGGCAACATCCATATTTCCTGTAGATCCTTCGATATCTATAAATAGTGGATTAGGAAATTTAGATGCTAGTGTCGATTTACCAATACCCTCAACACCATATATAACGACTCTTTGAGCTTTTGCGATTTTCCCTCTTGTTATATTCATTAGTACCTCCTAAAATTCCCATTTTGTCTGTGGATATTCAGCAACACCTGGAGCATTTTCAACAGTTGGTTCTTGAGCTTTTATATACCCATCTTCGATGATGATTGAGCACTCGTCTCCTGTGCTTACTCTCGTAGCAATAGCTTGTAGTCCTTCTGATTCTAACCATTCTCCAAATGCATTTAGAGTTGTTACATCCATCTGTTCCAGCTTATCTATTAAGACGAATCCACAATTTGGATTTAGTTTGCGGACAATGGCAGTTGCTACTTTCAGTTGCTCTGAACCACTCATGTTATCCCATTTGAATCCGTTATAAATAAGGTCGCCATCTTCAACGGATAATCCTTCTAACGGTAAATCCGCATTATCTAGCAGAGCTGTTTTCCTCTTTCTTATTTCAGTTATTTCTGTAGTGAGTGCATCATATTCTTCTCTGTAATCTCTAGCATCTTCCTCAGCCTTATCCTTATCGAGATTAGCTCTCACCTTCCTGTTAATTTCGTCAACTTCTGTTATGCTCTTTTCGAGCTCCTCGGTTGATTCATCAATTAGGTTTTTAGCGGATTTGCTAGCAGTTGCTAAATCTCCTATTACTTTTGCAAGTTCATTTTCAGCATTTGAAAGTTCCCTTTTTAGCATCTCAACTCTATTTACCGCTTCTTCATGCAGTTTTTGTATTGATGCCAGGTTCTCCCTTTTCTTTTGATTCTCACCATTTCTGGCCAGTATTTCCTGCTGCTGCTTTATTAGATCTGATGCAGACACAAGCTCTTTTGGTGCATCAGGATAATACTCTTGTTCCTTTGCAAACTTTTCTTTCTGGTCAGCAATCTGACCGATAGCGTGTCTACGGTTATATGCATCCTGTTCTTCTTTTTCTAAAGCAACTAACTGTTCTCCTACACCTATAATCTGCAGTAGTGTATTAGCCTTTTCTTTATTAGACTGCTGCATAAATTTAGGAAGATTTAATGCCAGTTCCTCAACGAATGAATCTAGTAGTTGTTGTCCTGCCTTGTTACCATCCGGATCAATAACTTTCAAATCTGAATTCTTACCTTTTCTCTCAACAACAAGTCCATTACTCATAACGATGTGTAGATTAGGAGGTATAACAGACCCTTCTCGAACGGGCTGTGAAGGTCTAAATTTATTACCTCCAAGTGCCCAGGCAATACTATCTAGTACACTTGTTTTACCCTGTCCGTTATCACCACCAATGACGGTAATACCATTTGCTGTGGGCTCAAATTTTACAGCCTTAACCCTCTTTACATTTTCAATTTCAAGCTTATTAATTTTTATCTTGCTCATTGCTAGATTCCTCCTGCTTTAACTTAAGTGAATTAGCGAGTGCTACTAGTGTTCGATTCTCTATAGCTTTCACCGCTTCTTCTGCTGATAGTTCTAAAATTAATTTCATTTGCCTTTAATCCTTTCAGTGCTCTGTGAAGTTTTTCAAAATCCTCTTTATCAGAGCAGTCTCTTACAATAGTCACCTTCATAACCGCCACCTACTCTACCAGTGGCATTACGTCGCCCGGATCATCTACGTACCTGTCGACGATTGCCTTCATCTCTTCATCTGTAGGCTCTTTGTCAAGCCTTGGGTCGTGCCAGTCGCACTCTGCTCTAGGACGAGTTTTGTCTTCGCCTAGAATGTCCTTAAAGAAGTGATACAGTCTTCCGTGCTTTTCGTGCTTAGGTTCAAGTCCTAGGTTATTCATACTTCTTTCCCTCCATAAGTTCCTCTAACTCTCTCAAATCATCCTCATACTGATTCAGAGCTGACCTCAGTAGGTTTTTATCACCTATATAGAAGTCGCTTTCAGCCTCTTCTGCTTTATCCTTCAACAGATCTGTAACCGACTCTAGGTAAGCCTTTGCGTAGCCGTATATGCGTTCTTTATCTAGCATTGTTCGCCTCCCTCTTACATGCATTGTTTGATAACATCTATAATCATTGCTGCCTCTGAATCGGCGGTAACGTTGGCTGTCTTCTGATAGCCGCTACAAAATGTTGCAGTTACAATTTCATCAGAACCTTCTTGCTCATATTTCAGAGATATTAAATCTTTAAACCCTCTAGTTTCTTGTAATACAGGTAACAGCATTTCACATATCTTTTTCTTATCTTCCATCGCTTGACTGCTCCCTTTCTAATTCCTCGCTGTACACCATGTAGCGGTGTAGCTCCGTTAGGATTATCGTGATGCCAACTAGCACCATGCCGATGATGAATGTTTTAAATATCATGGGTTGCCTCCTTGTTGAGTTCTACCAACTCATGTAGCAAATCTGCTCGGTAAGCGGTTAATGTATCGTAGAATTTAATGTGCAATTCTTTCGGAACTGTTAAAGCCTTGGACTTCTGGATAAGCCCTAAAGAACCAAATAGGGAATATTCCATGTTTAGTACCCAACCTGTCTGCTTTATCGAACCTTCTTCCAGAAACCTGTCTAGTTTTGCGAGTTCCTTTACAATCTTCCTGCATCGTGTTTCCCTATCAATGTTTGTCATTAGTTCCCTCCTTACCTCGCCCCTAGCATGTAGAGGAACAGCCGGATTAATGCCGTAACTCCTATCGCACTAAATACTTCTTGTATCGGTGTGTTGCCGTTCTCCTCGCATGCCTGGTGCATGACTTCTTTAACCGACTTAAACATTTTCATACCTCCTAGCAGACTCTCTTCTGCATAATTCTCTTTGCCACATCTGCGGCTAGATATTGTTTTGCTCCGCCCCTAGTGAGGTGATCGCAGTCTCTCATAAGCTCGTTAACGTATTCCCTCGACTTGCCAAGGTACCGAGCTATCTGGGAGACGTTCGGCCAATTGCCGATTTCATTCTTGATATCCCTTGTAAGTGATTGAGTATCCATGTGTATCCTCCTTGATATAGTGTTGTGATATACTCCCTTTACAGGCTGTTGGAGCAGCCGAGTTTTTTAGAAAGGGGGTGATAAAAATGTCGAAGTCAAAAGTTACTTCTGAACGTGCAGCATCAGCTGCATCTAAAGTGTTAAGAGACGGACGCACTAGCAAGTCATCTAAGACTGCTGCGGGGTCTGCTCTTTCACAGAGACCATCCAAGAAGAAATAATCTGATTGGTAGTCAGGAAGTCGTACAGCGAGCGTGCAAGCATCTGTACGGCTTTTTCTTTTAAGTCCATGTCTAGAGCCTCTGATATACCGTGTATAACTTCGTGTAGTAACACTTCTTTTTTCTTCTCCGCCGGAAGCGATTTTCTGATGTAGATAATCTGGTTATCGTGGTCAATCATTCCGTTAAGCAAATTACTGCGACTGATTTCGTCTACAATCTCTAAAACGTGTACCTGACCTAGTATTTTTAGTGATTCCATGCGCTCCCTCCTTATTCCTGCGCTCGCGCAGATAGCGTCCAATTTAGCTCTTTCGGCAATTCAATCTCATCAGTAGTTTTTACAACCATAGACAGGCTTACTCTTGCCGTTTTACCTGAAA